TAAATCAAAGTGAAAAGAACATTCAAGACTTGCTATGGTTAGAAAATCGTGATCGCAAGTATGAGCAAGACGTTTATAAAATGCGTGGCATTTATCAACGTGCTGACCAAGATTTTGATCTAAGTCAATTTGGCCTGTTTCTACAAACCGGTACCATCTTTATGGTGTTTCATTTACGTGACATGGTAGATACCATTGGTCGTAAACTAATCGCCGGTGACGTACTAGAGTTGCAACACTTAAAAGATTACGATGCACTAGATCAAGATGTGCCGGCCGCATTGAAGCGATACTATGTTGTTAGCGATGCTAGTTTTGCCGCTGAAGGTTTTAGTCCAACTTGGTGGCCACACTTGTGGCGTGTTAAATTAAATCCATTAGTGGATAGTCAAGAGTACAAAGACATTCTTGACAATATCAAAGCTGGGCCTGGTACTAACACACCAGTAGGACAGATCCTAAGTACTCTGAATATCTATCAAAACATCAACGACTCTATTGTTGTACAAGCCGAAGCCGACGTTCCTAAATCAGGTTACGATACTACACCGTTTTATAATTTGGCTACCAATTCCGATGGCACACCAGTTGGTGATCCTAGCGGCTACTATGATAGTAGTATGGGCAATGTTCGTGCAGACAATACTTCTATTACTGCCGACAATGGCCCATTAAGTCCATCAAGTAAAACCGAAGGTTACTTAACAGGTAACGGCATGGCACCAAACGGTATTCCTACTGGTTCAGGTGTTGCTTTCCCTATTAATGCTAATCAAGGCGATTATTTCTTACGTTTAGATTACTTGCCAAATCGTCTATTCCGTTTCAATGGAGCAACATGGCTAAGAGTTGAAGATAGTGTAAGAACTACCCTAACTCCGGGCACAGATAATAAGACACAGCGTATGAGTTATGTAAATAACACTAACACATATACCAATGGTGCAGGAAACTCTGAACCAGAACAACAATCTTTAAGTAAGATTTTAAGACCAAAGGCTGATAACTAATGCCAGTACAGTTTAATTACGATGGACAAATCCGTCGATTTGTAATACAGTTTATTCGTATGTTTTCAAACTTTCAAGTAGAGTTTGGAAAAGACGCCAGCGGCAATCAGACCTTACAAACTATTCCTGTCTACTACGGAGATGCTAGTCGTCAGGCTTCAATGATTCTACGTGGTAACAGTGAAAACACTCTTAACGCTGTTCCTGCAATGGCCGCATACATTGGCGGGTTAACTTACGAACGTGATCGTGTACAAAATCCTTATCACGAAAGTACTGTACGTGTTCGTGAACGTACCTTTGACGAAATAAGTCAAAATTATACACAAACACAAGACGGAATCTATACTGTAGAACGTATGATGCCGGCTCCATATAAACTAACAATGAAATTAGATATATGGACTAGTAATACAGAACAAAAGCATCAGATCCTTGAACAGATCCTGCCATTGTTTAATCCTGGCTTAGAAATACAAAGCACTGATAATTATTTAGACTGGACAAGTCTAAGTGTAGTATTACTAACGGACGTAACATACACAAGCCGTAGTGTTCCACAAGGCGGCGATGAACAAATTGATGTTACTAGTTTGACTTTTGAATTGCCAATTTGGATTACTTTACCTGCCAAGGTCAAGAAGATGGGTGTAGTTGCTGAAATTATTTCTCGTATCTATGACGAGTCTGGTTCACTAGATCCTAATTTAGTTACTACCTTAGAAGGCTTAGTAAGTCAGCAACGCTTTACTCCATTGGGTTATGAATTAGTGTATGTAGGCAATACCCTGACCTTGTACGGTAATGGTACAACAGAAAGTAAAGATGTTGTATATGGTGTTAAATCAAATTGGTCCGGCCTAGTTAATATGTACGGCAAATTAATTAACGGTATTAGCCAAGTACGTTTACAATTCCCATATCCAGGTGGTAGTCACGAAATCGTAGGTACTGTTGCTTATAATCCCAACGACGAAACACAGTTATTGTTTACAGCCGATGACATGACTAAGCCCGCAAACACGCTTGATCCAGTTACAGCTATTATTGATCCACAAACGGTCACAGTTGATAGTTCAATTCTAAATCCTGCTGTAGGAACAAGATATCTAATCTTAAATCCTATTGGTAGCTACGATAGCGTAAGTGCTGTGGCATGGGCTGGCGCAGATGGTACTACACTAGTTGCTAATGCAAATGATGTTATCGAATGGAACGGTGCCTGTTGGGAAGTTGCGTTCGACAGTGAGCAAGAACCAGAAGTACAATATTTGACCAATCTAAAAACCACAATCCAATACCGTTGGTATGAGGGCGTGTGGACCAAGAGCTACGAAGGCTTGTACAAAGCCGGAGAGTGGAGTCTGGTATTATAATGGAAAAGCATACAGAAGGTGTTGGCGCATTAGTTTACGCCAAAAGTACCAACCGCTACTTGTTTTTGTTACGTAATAAACAACGTCAGCAAGGTTTCTGGGGAATACCAGGCGGCAAGATTGAAGCCGGCGAAACTGTTATACAAGGCTTAGTTCGAGAAATACAAGAAGAAATTGGCGTTGACTACGCTAAGAAAAAATTTATTCCCTTAGAAACATTTACCGCAGACAATCATAAGTTTGTCTACTATACATTTCTTGTAACTGTGGAAGCAGAATTTGTTCCTGTACTGAATAGCGAACATCGTGGATACTGCTGGGTTGAAATGAAAGATCATCCAAAGCCGTTACATCCAGGCCTGTGGCGTAGTTTTAATTTTGAAATAGTTAAAAAGAAAATTAAGACTCTAGAGTCTATATTAAATTAAACCACCTAAGTCAGCTTCAATAGCAAACTGGCGATAATCAATTTGACGGAAGTTTACTAACTGTTGAAACTCAACAGGTGTGTAATAAGTGTTGGTTGGCATTACACGAATAAAGTCAACATCATCATAGGTGCTCATTACTGTAGCCAAACTCTTTGTAAACCAGGCACCGTTTTGTGTTTGATCACTAGTTGGATAACCGGCAGTATCTTTGTAGATATTGTTAACAGCACTTTCCTCAACATAGCTGTCGTAGCCAATCATAAACACTCTTTTGTGTCCATCAAAGCAAGCTAGGTATACAGCCAATGAACCAGCATCAAAATATAAATTTTGTGGAATCAAATATAATCGGCCCGGATAGTTAAGAACGTTGTCGGCTGTTGAGTAAGCAATGTTATCATCAACGTAACGACTATTAGCAACTTCTTTAACAATGTCGTCACCGGTTAAGATTAAAAAATCAGGATGGAAATCTCTGTACAATGCATTACATCCATAGCTTTGTAATTTATTTTCTGCTAACAAACCACCTGCGTGACGTGCTACAAAATTCAAATTGAAATCTCTACGGCTTTCGCCATTGCCAATTGCAATAGCTTGGTTTGTGGTATGTGTATTAAACACAGCGTTAGGAACAAATTCTGTTTCTGGATTCCATTCGTTGCTTTGCAGAGACAGCGATGTAAAAACGTGTTCTCCTGCATAGTTTGAGCGATATAGTCTTTTTAAGTTTTGCATGATTAAGGTGTTCCGTAAGCTGTTTCGTTACCAGCAGTAATCCAGTTACCGCTTGAATCCAATGTAGCAACAAGTGTTGATCCATACTTAAATGTAAGTTTAGTATCAGTAGATCCAAAACCAACCGTCCAAGAAGATACTGACGGGCCACTACTTTGTTGAACAACAACTGGTACACTATAAGATGAGTAGCTACCTAATACTGTATAGACTGGAATACGTGTTGGCGGTGTTACAATTTGTGTAAACGGTGTTTTAGTAATTTGTAATGTATATGTGTCGATACCGGTAGCAGTACCATAACCAGGTTTTGATCCGCCCAGCCAGTTCACCGACTGAGTTATGCCGTCAATCTTTAGAGACTTTAAGAATTTACCTGAAGGGCCGTTGGTATTCATAAACTGAATAGCTATAGTCTGCCCGGGTTTCATTAACTGGTCTAAGCTGGTACCGGTTGTGGCCGTAGGAGCATAAGCATATAGAGCTTGGGCGTTGTTTACTGTTGTATTTGGAATAACTACGTTACCGCTACCTATAGTATAAAGTTGCGGAGGAGTTGAACTCCAGTTGTTTAAGTTATATACACCCACACCGCCAGTGGTTCCAGAAACTTGTTCTTGAATTACTGTACCAGCAGTTACTCCTGCGCCAGAAACAGCATATCCATTGGCCAGTGTACCTGACGCAATAGACTGTACTGTCATTGTGTAACCGGATATAGTACCTTCAAATGTTACAGTTGGCGAGGAACTGTAAGAATATGTGTTTGATCCTAATACGTTTAGATCCCAGTTGTTGCTTGCATTACCAGTAAAATACAATACACTTTGATTGCTTACATAAAAGTTAACAGTACCGCTTGAGCTAGCATTAGCCACTGTGGTTACCTGTGCAGAGTTAACAAACTGTGCGGCTAACTGATTTTGACTTCCGTTAAATGACTGTGTAGTAATAAAATTACCAGTAGCAAGAGGAACGCCATTGGCCCAGAACACACCATTGGTAGTAATAACCGATCCAATTGTGCTTGTACCAGTGACCGTTTCATTATTAAGAATAACGTTGCCTTGTGGAGCAAATGTACCCGGTTGAATAACAACCTTAATTGATTTGGTTCCACTGGCAACTGTGTCTAGTGATTTTGCAATAACACTAGGTGGAACACCTGCGGCGTTATTAATACTTGGTGGATTTTGATTCAAACTCATCAAGGTGCCAGCAACTGTACCAGGAACCAATAAGTCGCCCGGGAAACAAGGACCTTGAACTATAGCAACTGTTCTACCGTTGGTAGTAACAGGAAGATATGTACCTCCGCCACGTACAGTTAAGTCTGCGTCAGCATTACTAAGAACACCAGGGTTTGTAGCAACAATACCAATTGCTTGTGAGTCGTAAGGGATAACACACTGAGTTAATTCAAAGGGCGCATTACCTGCAGGCTTTAATACTGTACCTGCTGGATAAGGATAATCACATAGATATAGTTGACTTAGTTCGGGGCCGCTACTGATATAATTTGATGCCATCGTTGACCCTTATGTTAGAAACGACCAATAACGACTTCAATAGTTTCCACAGTATCAGTTTCAATTTTACCAAGAGCTTTACCAATAACTACACCTGGTAAAAATCTATGGTTATCAATTTTTTTAGCTACGCCATATTGATTGCTTGTTACTAGTACATCGCCAGGATTAATTGGACCTTGTACCCGAGTTGGTACTCGTCCTGTTAACGCGATTGGAACCATAAATCGATTGCCTACATCTGCCACATTCATCAAGTAAGCAGGATTGTCAGATACTACTCCTGCAACACGAGTATCGTATTCTTGTTGTGCGGCTGTAACTTCTGCGTCACCGCCAAATACCATAACAGTACCTGGCATATAGTCATCGCGGTCACCTAAATAGTTCTCTGCCAAGTCAGCGTATTGTGCTTGTGTTGATTTACCGTAGAATGTACGGAACCATTGTGTGTTGCTACCAATATCAACTGCGGCATTGGCTGCCGGTAATAGTGGCTGTGTACTTGTTAATGTAACTGTACCAGTAATTGTAGTTGGTCCACTGATATATAAGTTTGGACTTGTAATAGCTGTTGTAACTGCAACTGATGCCACTGTTAAGTTTGTGCTACTTGTAGTAGTACGTTGCCAAGCGCCTTTACTGCTGTTGTAGGTGTAAACAACACCGTTAACTGTTGCTTGTTGGTTTGAGGTCGGTGACGATGGAAATGCCATATTAGTATCTTCCTACTGCTATTTCAATTAATTTAATACTGCTGTCTGCAATATCATTTAAGCTCTTGCCAATAATACAACCTGGCTCATACTTTTCTTTTTCTAAACGACCAGCAACACCTGGCGCTACGTTTACTAGTCTGTCGCCTTTAGCAACAGGACCTTGTACTAGACAAGGAACACGACCAGTTAGGGCCAATGGTAAACCATCAGCTTTGCTATTCATTAAGTAAGCAGGATCTGTACTGATAACACCAGCAACACGTGGATCGTGGCTTACTGAACTTACTGTAACTTCTTCATCACCACCAAATACAACAACTGTACCAGGTGCGTATGCTTCATCAGCAGTATAGTTTTCTGCTAAGTCAGCGTACTGTGCTTGTGAGCTAATACCGTTAAATTTAACTGCGTAAACTTGGTTGTACCAAATTGTTGATGAACCAATGTTAGCTGTGATGTTTGACTGAGGAACTAAGTTACCAGTTAAAATAAAGTTTTGTGCTGTTAGTGTACCACCAACTGTAGCATTACCAGTAACAGCCAATGTTGAATATGCTAGCGTTTGACTTTGGTCAACCCACTGATAGTTAGTACCGTCAAACAGGTATTTGTAAACAATATCTGCCGAGCTATCATACCACTCATCGCCAGGAACTGGGCTACTTGGAGCACTTGTTGTAGTTGTATTCTTAAATACGCGAATACCGTTTTGGTAAATTGCAGGAACGTTAATGTTACCACCGGTAATTGTTTTATTGCTAATTGTTTGTGCAGAGTTAGCATTGATAAGCATGTTACCGCCGGGTGTTAAACCGTCGTGTACGTGTAGCGTACCGTAAGTAGTATCGACGCTGATCTCACCCACTGCACCAGTGAATGCTTGGTTTTGGGTGTTCGTTCCTCGTCTAAACTGTACTTGTGTTGGCATGTTCTAATCGTCCTCTATATCTTATTTATCAAGGTAGCGTACCCAGATCCAGCGTATTTAGAGCTGTTTCTAGTTCATTCCAGTCTGAAGTATATACACTTACTGTTTGCCCAAATGAGTCAAAATACGGGATAGCCGCAGAATATACGTAGCTTTCCCCTGCCCCTAAGTCTGTTACAGGGCTACTTGAGTAGTTTGTAATACCTGAATAGTATGCTCCGCTAGTACCAGAGCCACCGCCTCCACCACCTGAACTTAATCCTGTTAAAATGCTTGCGCCGTTTGCGGCCCAGTAATATCCGTTGCTGTAAAATGCTCCAGCATTTACGTTACCTGTTACGCCTACACCACCAGTAACACGCAAAGCGCCTGTGGCTGTACTAATTGAACTATTACCGCTGGTAAGTTGTAAGTAACCGTTAGTTGTGGCATTGCCGTGGAATCGAGCTACTTCTGAGTTAGCGTAGAAGCTACCAACAGCAAAAACAATGTCATTGTAACTGCCAGTGTAGTCTGTTGCTAATACTAA